GAGTTAATTGTTGTTTCAAATTAAATTCAGGTTTTTCTTTTAATCCAAGAGAAGAAGAAATGATGTCTTCCACACTTCTGCCCTCCTGTTTTGGCGCTGCAGCAACAGGGGCCGGAGCCGGAGGCGCAATCTCCTGACCATAAACCTCTTGGAGTTTTGAAAGAGATTTAACTGGTTGTCCGTAGTAACTACGTCCGGTTTCTGTTGGGAACGATGCCCACTCAGGTGACAGTGCAGCAGCCACACGTTGGCTTAAACCTTCTTTCTGAACGGTGGCAAGACCACCGATATCCATCAAACGATTACGAGCCAAGCCAAGGGCTGCAATATCTTGGTCCTCTGGACCAAAGCCCTTTAAACCCAAGCGAGATGCTTGCCCTTGCCAAGTGCCAGGGAGGAACTGGTAAGCACCTGCCGCTGCACTGGAGTATCCGCCACTCTTAACAACTTTGTCGGGATGACGACTCATGTCCGAGAACTTCTCACCGCCAAACATTGTTTGGTACCCCTTAGGACCGGCTGTTCCTTCTGCAAACCGAATGGTCTTTAGAAGTTTTTGGCCTGCGGGTGTCTTGCGGAACTGTTCTAGGATTTGACGTTCAGTCATCTTTACTACCTTATTCTCCTACCCAATTTGACTCTGCCTTGAGACCAGGAGTAAACACAGCTTGTACAGAAACAACCAGGCTTACTGCGGTGGCAAGACGTTTGACAAAATTGGGACAGAGGGTCATGGGATTAAGGCAACAACACTGGCTCCCGTGAATCAAAGATTCGTGTCCAGCTGGTTGGTCTTACATGCTATGCAATGCCAAGTCTTTTATTTTTTCAAGCCTTGTTCAAAGATTTTCTTCAAGACTGCTGCGTCGGCTTGACCAGGGAGTTGTCCTTTAAAAAGCTCAGCTGCTTCCGTAAAAGAAATGCCGCCAGGTGTGGTTCCCTTGAAGGATTCTGTGATTCCAACTTGGGGAACATTGGGAACGGTGTAGCCAGTTAGAGGAGTCTGAATATCAACGCCAAAGTTAGTGGCGGGGACGCCACCAAAGGAAATCTTGTCAGAGAACTGCATGTTGCCTGCAGCTTGCATTGCTCCTCCCAAGGGGCTTTGGGATGCTGCAACGGCTTGCGTTTCTTCGTATCCAAGCTGACCAGGCTTCAGCTTTGCTGCGAGTTGAGGGTTGGTCGTTGCCCAGATCTGAAGGCCGATCTTCTCTTTCTCTTCTGGAGTAGAAGCAGTGTTGTAGGCCTTGGTGAGGTCAGCAACATTGTATTTCTTTGCTAACTCATCTTGAGCAGAAAGTTGAGCAACCCTGCTTTTCTCTGCCTGATAAGCACGATCTGCAGCTTGTTGACCAGGGAAACCTGCACCGGGGCGGAAGGCTTCTGCTGCTTCTCCTGCTTGCAATTCAGTTTGCTTATAGTCCGTCGGTAGACCGGGTACTTGAAGCTGCCGACTAACGCGTTGAATCATATCATTCTTGGATGAATATCCCAGCTGCCGCCACCGGTCATATGGATCTGCGCCCTGAGGAGTAGAGCCTTCTAAGAACAGAAGATTGCCAACAGAACCAGCAATAGAAGTGCCTCCTCCCAATAAACCAGCGCCTACTGTTTTTGCCCAAGTAGGTCCAGAAATTCTATTAAAAGCAGAAGAAACACTTCCAAGGGGCCTCAGAAGTTGTTGGAATAGCTTACCCATTACCGCCAAACCTGATGAAGATAAATACGAGAACCTACTGCAGTGTCAGCAGGACCAGGTAATGCCTGGATGAATTCAGCGCCGGATCGTTCGTAGCGATAACGAGCTTGGAACGGATCCTTGTAGTTAGGAACGTAAAGAATGCCAGCAAGGCGGTTGGTTTCGTAGAGGTAAATCTCGTCCCAAACCTTTAGTGCTTCTTTTGCATTGCTGGATCGAATCGTACGATCCACGTCACCAGCGATGCTTTCAAGGCGAGTCGAGGGAGAAGTTGCAACTTCAGTTTTCTTCTCTGCAGTATCACAACGTCCAATTTGGATTGTGATCTTGTCGTAGAAGAAGGAGTCCGGGATGGTATTCATTGCTTCTTCCAGACGAGCATAATCACCCGCTGGAACTGAAACAGTGAAGTATCCCAGGTGATACCTGACCCTACTTTTGTCGAAGTCAGAAAGCTGCACTTCTAGTACTCCTTGTCATTCAATTATAAAAGAAAGTAATCAACCCAAAAGTTGACCAAAGTTAGGCATCATGGGGCTAGTTGTCGCGTAAGAAGAAAGAAAACTAGGGGGATTTAAGGCTTGAGAAATTACACCACCAACGATTTGTTCTTTGAGTTGTTGCTGTAACGTCTTTGGCTTTTCTCCTTGCATTCCAGCTCCATAAAGAAATGCTTTAAGGATATCTTCCGTACGCGCATCTCTTTCTTCTTTGGGAGGCGCTTTACTTTCAACTTGAGGAGCAATGGAGGCTTGCTTACCAGGTTTGGTATGAAGCAGCTGAATCTCGTATGGATTGCCTTGGGGATCAGTGGTTTTTAGTGTGCCAAACCCTTCGCCAGGGGTATAGGTACCCATACCCTTATACGCAATGTTCTGAGGGTCAATACCAAGATCAATGCCACGGTGATACGTAGAAGCACCTGGAACCGGTGCCTTGCGTTGACCAAAAGGAGAAGTAATTTCGTAATTCCACTTCCACTGATCACCTTGTTGCTGGACCAAAGGAGTCCTGCTCTCTCCTACAACAATGTTCTGCAGAAGCGTACGAGCAGTTTGTGGATCAATATTCTTACCTTTCTGCGGACCAAACTGCGGGATTACACGTACATCAAGGTGAGGAGCGGTGGTAGGAAAGATATCCTCACCCGCAGCAGCAATTCTTCCTAATGGAATTAATCCGGCCATTATCTTTTTCTTTTTATTCTAAAAGCAAAAACCCCTGGTTTCCCAGGGGCTAGAAGGAGATGAGATTAGACGCGGATTAGATTAGCCGCTATTACAGAATCCCAGTCAACTCGCTTGATCTGCTTCAGCTGTTCGAGATTGTTAAATCTTTCACCCGATAAGGACATCTGGAGATCTTTAATCTCCCGAGCTGTCTTAAGGCCGATGCCCTTAATATGATCTGCGATCATCTGGGCGGTCGCCCCATTGATGTTGAGGCGAGTATCAGGCGGGAAGGAACGGGGTTCTTCTTTGGCTGCCTTATCTTTTACCTGAAGCGTTTTAACCTTTTTGGTTGCTTCTTCGTCTGGCTGAAGCTCAGTTTTATAAGCAGTGAAGAGGCGACCGTCCTGGTCTTCGACCATGAACCAATCGCCATCATCCCATTCGCTAACAACTTTTACTCGTGTGCCAGTCTTTTTGTGCTGATAAAGCATAAGGACCAGAGATAATTCCTGGTCCTAGTTTAACTTATTCAGCTAACGGTGCGGCCTTCGAGATATCCGTCGATATCTTCGTAACCAGCAGCAGTGTCGGGCTGGATGTAGCAAACTTCCACAACCAGGTAACCAGTCTTGCTGGCAGAGGAGTCACCGCTGGAGATGTAGAAACCGCCAGAGGTTGCAAGACCAGTGGTGGTGCTACGAGCGAAGACCTTGAAGGTTTCAGACGAGGTGGTCTGACGGTAGACACCGGACTGCACCACACCAGCAGCGCCGGTAGCGGTCAGGAAGGGCAGGGTGCTGTAAGCAGCAGCGCCACCAGCGAAGAAGATTTCGCCAGCCTGGGTGCCAGAGGTGGTGGAGGTCAGGTTTGCCTGGGCGATGGCTTCACCAACACCGGTGGAGGCCACAGGACCGCTGGAATCGCGGCAGAAGGTGATCACGTTGCCGGTAGCGGCGTAGACGCCGGAAGCAACGCGGCCATCACCCCAACCGGAAGCCACGGAGATAGTGGCGCGATAAACGTAGGCAGGAGTGGTGGAGTTACCAGAGATCACCATGCCGGTGATGTTGGGGCGGGTGTCGTCATTCCGGTAAGGGGAAGGAACGATCACGCTGGCTTCTGCCACTGCACCACCACCAGAGGTGGCGGTAACAGCCACGTAACCACGCTGCTGGAAGTACTTCCAACCGGGGACGGCCAACACAGCAGTGGGGCCGCCCTTCGAAGCGTCGTTGGTACCGGAATCGTTGGTATCAATGTTCCTGTACCAGCCGTTCAGAGGCTCTGCCCAGTTACCCGGGTAGATCTTCTTAGAGGACAAATAGGTCATTATCTTTACCTATGTAATGAAGTAACAATTAATTATCAGAGCACGCCGTCATCAGAGACGAAGCTGTAGGCGGTGGTGACGAAGTCCTTATTCAGGATCTCAAAGCCAGCGTACAGTTGCCAGATCAGGATGATGAAACGGCTGAAGTCATCGTTGTTGTTGATGAGCACCTGAGCGTTCGGGCCGCCGATGCCAACGCCAATAGACTGAGGACCGAAGAAGTAACCCTGAGCAACTTCCTGGGAAGCGTAAGAGGAACCGTCGTCGAAGGAAGCGGTAACACTCTTGGAGGGGAAGTTGGTCGACTCGAAGAACTTCACACCTTCGAACTGAACGCCAGTAGGCATCACAGGCTCACCAGCCAGGAAGTAGGCCTGACCAGCCTGGGGACCCATGTAGAAGCTGGAGTTGTTAGGCATCATGGGGTTACCCATGTACATGCCTTGACCAGGATTACCAGCGTAACGAGCGATCTCACGGAAGTCGGCATCACGACGCAGGTGCATCATGAAGGTGGGATCGCAAATGCAGCGATACAGACCATCAGCAAAGGTAGGAACGTTGCGCTTACGCAGGTCCTTAACAGTGGTCAGAAGGTCGGTAGCAACCGAGAACTGCTGGACTTGAGCGGTGTACTCAGCGGCGGTGTAGGAGATACGACCAGAGGAATCCTTGGTCTTACCACCAGCGAAGTAGTAACCACCCTGGGAACCAGAGGCAGCACCGTTGGCTTCAGATTTAGACAGTTCGTCAATGAAGACGCGGTCACGCCAACGACGATAGTCGTCGAGCAGGGTCAGAGAACCGATGCTCTGGTGGAACATGTTCAGGTTGCCGGTGTCCAGCAGCAGGCGCTGGGCGGTAACCAGAGTTTCCCGAGCAATCTTGAAGGTGCTGGGCTGGGTGGGATCACCCGGGTCCGCAGGACCGGTGTATTCCTTAAGCACCACCAGGACTTTCTCCTTGGTGATGTTGCGGCTGTTGGCAGTACCAATGGTCTGGTCAGCAATACGCTCGCGGCTGTCCTTAGTACCAGGGGTTCCCCAGAACTTGTAGCGATCCAGCTGAACGGTTTGACCAGGCTGACGGGTGAAGTCGTGGACAACCACGGGCTCAACCGCCATTTCCGCGATGTAAGCAGGGTGGGGACGATAGAGTTCCGCACCAAGAATCTTT